ATCCATTGCTAAATTATAGTACTCAGCTGATGTTTCTTTTAAAAAGTATTTATAATGCGTAGCCCATGAAGGCGGGTTGTTTAAAAGTTTTACTTGTAAAATATTCCAATTTACAGCTTGTGATTTAGGTAGTTGAATTGACCCAGTAGTATCTGTTAATACTGGTGTTTCTCTACCAAACTCATCTCTATAAACCACACCAACTTGATATGTTCTCATAGATTTAACTGACTTACCTGGTGTTCTAATACCGTAATCTGTACTGTCTGATTGTATTATTGAAACACTAAACTTAGGTGTTATCTCTGCGTTATTAACATCTTTAATATCATATTGTTGAGTATAATTACCGTAAAGTAACCTATTAGCCGTAAACTCTTGAGCTTTAGCTTTTTTAGGAACATTATCCCAAGGCCTAAGCAACTGATTAGATGGTAATATCTTGTATATTATTTCAGATTCTATAAGCATAGAGTTGTTAGTCCACTCTTCGTCTTGATCTTCAGGTTTTCCTTTTAAACTTTTTACTGTATAAATATTAGTGCTACTATCTTCTTTATATAATATATCAACTTCAACTACATCTTTAGGCATGTAGCTAGTTATGAAATTAGATATAGTTAATTTCTTTAAAGAATTAACCATACCTTTATTAAAACCTTTTTTAGGTGCGTAATCAAATTCACTTGGCAAAAAAGCAACTTGACTAAAAGGACCAATAGCGGAGTACTGTCCATCATCGTACTTATATCTATATGCAAATCTAGGAAACTTAAATTCAAACAAAGATTTATCTTCCATTAATATAACTTTCCAGTCTTGAGTACCAGTAACTATACCGTCAGAAACTGAATCTAGGTTTAGCTTAAACGAGTTTGGTGAAAAAGAAAGTAAATCTATAACAGTAGCTATAACCTCATCATCTTCGCTATCATCTAGTATTGTAAACTTTAATCTATCACCAACCTGAAGATTCATGTTGTGTTGAAATGTAAAGTTGCTATCAGAATCAGGGTGAGCACCAGGTGGTAAAGCTTCTCCACTACCGTCTACAAAGCTTTTTGCTATACATACACTCTCTACTATACCTGACCTAGCAGATGCTGACATAGATATAGTTGGTGCTTGTATCGGTGATTTCTTTATAACAGTTACATCATCTAATGTAAAATTATAAGTTGCTGTTGAGTGTGCTGTTGTTAACGCGGTATGCGTTGTGAAGTTTGAAGAACCTGCTTTAAATTTTTTAATATCAACAGTTTTAGGTTCTGATCTGTTATCTGTAAAAAATAATAAACCTTCTATTATGTTAATACCAGTTACTAAGTTGTTTTTACTTAAATCTAAAACACCTGTAGTGTCAACTAGAACAGGTGAAACTGTTTTTGAATATTGATCATATTCTACTATAGCATCAACTGAAGTACCAGCTATAAGCCAATATATTTTATCATTAGCTGAATCTCTACATGATCCTATACACTTAGCCCCGTCTATACCTATAGCTGAAGCGTAAGCTAGTTTATTACCGAGAACGTTTTGAATAGAACCCACGTCATCACCCTCTGAGCTGGCTACTTGTACGTTTAAAGCGTCTCTGTATTCACCACTAGGAACTAACCTTTCGTCCAGGTCTTTGTTCATTCTACCCGAGCGAAAATCTCGTTTAATTTCTGGCATGCTTTAGTGTTTTATTTGTTTAGATTTACCTCTCATTACTTGAGTTAGCTCTTCTATCTTTATATTTGATAATCTTAATTTAGCTTGTCTAATTGCCGCAAACCTTTCTTTTTTAAATCTTTGTACTATGTACTCTTGTATATTTTCTCTAGTAGATAGTATAGCGTGAGCTATCCACTTGTACATTGCTTCTTCAGCAAACTTATGTACTATCATTTCAGAATCTGTACCTAAACTATCGCTAACATATTTTAACGTTATAGTTTTGTTAGATAAGTCAGAGCTAAAATGTATTCTACCTTTTAATTCGTCTATAAAGAAAACACCATTAGATTGAGCGTTTTCTGGATTTAAACCAAATCTTTTACCTGTGTCTGTATGATACTCGTATAAGCTTTGATCAGAGTTTTGAGAAGTGCTAGTAGCATTAGAGCTAAAAGCTGTCCAGGTGTCTGAATCACTAGCTGTTGAAAGTTTACTACTACTGTCAAAAGTATAATGAAAGTTACCATCCTGTAGTATGGCTGTTGGGTTGCTAGTTTTTCTAGCAGGATATATTACGTGCTCTAAACCACTGTCATCATGAAAAGTAATTTTAACATAGTTAACATAATCATGAGGTAATGGCATTGTTAAAGAAGGAGGTATTTCTATCTCTTGAGCTTTAGTAGATTTAAAAGTGTCGTAGCTAAGTTCTTGTATTGCTCTTTGAGCATGAAACAAAACATCTTGTCTTCTTACTCTAGGTATTATTTTACCTTCACCAACATAGCTAATTAAGAAGTTTCCTACAATGTCTTTTAAACTTATAAACTGATAGTTACCGTAGTTTTCGTCTCCATTATTAAAGACGCCGTTGGCACCTTCATAATAATTTTCATTTGTTCCTGTTAGTAATGCCATCTATTTATTGTTTTTCTTGTGTTATCTGTTGAGACTCTTCTGTAGCAGCTGTTTGATACAAGCTTGGATCTTTAAGTATTATACCAGATAGTTCTAATATTTTAATAACCAAGTTCTTTTCTTCAGCAGGGTGTAACTCAAAGTTTACCGTTGAACTACTATTGTATAAAGCTTTTTCATTAACAATAGTAAAACCCCAAGAAACTGTAGCTGGTCTAGCTATATAGTTACAAACAACGTTATCACCACTTGTTATACTTGTAGGGTATATTTTTATTCTATTATTTCTATGTGACTCAGTGCTTCCTGAATCTCTAACGTAAACTGGGTAAGTTTCTGTAGGAGCAGTTAACGGTGAGTTTAATATATGGTGAATGTTATTTTGATTTATTTTTTCTATCTCAGCATCATAACCACATTTATCAGTATATAGTTCACCCATCCTATAATGATCTGGAAGTATACCTATACCAGCTCCGCTTACAGACACTGTTTCTCTATACTTTTCAAATATATCTATCTTTTCATTTATAAGATCTATCATGTCAGCGTAAGTAGTGTCGTTTTTTCTCTGCATCACTTCTTCGAACTGACTCAGGTCATAAAAATATTGTTCAAATATACTCATTTGAGCTTGGTTAGCTAACAAGTTAAACTCTTGAGGTGTTATATAACCTCTTTGTTCTTTATTAGCTATAGCTAAAACTCTTTGATATACTGTATCTATACTTACTGCCATATTTATTTATTTTTATAATAAAGCCACCATTACGGTGGCTCTACCATAATGTGTACTATTTAAGTTTCTTTTGTATTGTAATTAAAACTTCCATACCCTCGTCAGTTTTAAACCAAGCGGCTAAAGCTGAATATGGATGCTCTTCAAATGGCACGGAAAATAACTTTCTTCCGTTACTTGCCCAAGAGAACACTCTATTGTCTGGTGATAATTTTATTATACCAGCTTCTGTTGCTTTAACACCTAAATCTCTAAGCTGTACAGAATCATCTTGCAAAAGCTCTAAGAATAAATAAGGATTATTTCTAGCCATTAACATAACGTCTCTTCTTATTTCTTTAGATGACATTTTGCTAACTCCACTTCCTTGTTCAACTCTTAAAATTGCTTCAGCTTGATCTATTTCTATTTGTTTTGAAGCAACTAAAGCTTCGACTTCAGCTTCAAGATATTCTAAATCAGCATTAGCATTTTTAACTTCATCATGCTCTTTGTAGATCACTCCTTTTAAAGGGTGATATAAGCTTAATAATTTTTGTAGATTTTGTTTTCTGGCAGGTACAACTAATGTACCACTTCTAAAAGCAATATGACCTAAAGTAGCTTGACCTTTTTGCTCACTAACTAGTGGCGATGTTTGGTTTGTAGCATATTTTATTTCTTCTTGCACTCCAGTTTCTTTGTTAAAATATAACAAAGGTTTTCTACGTGTATGTCTACTAGGTATAACATACAGTAAAGGATTTCCTTCACCCATAAGGTGGTATATCCTGTCTTTAATTTCCCATCCATCGATGGATTTTGTTTGTTTTTTCATGATATAATATAATTTAATAAAAGTAATAATTACCCCCGTTGATATAACGAGGGTAAGAATTACATTGGTTAATAGTAATTAGTCACCGATAACTCCATCAGCAGACTTTAGCAAAACAAAGTTGTTTGCTGCTTGAACACATAAACATCTCTCAGATAAGAAATGAACGTTCATAGCGTCTTCATCAGAAGTAAAGTTACCTCCTACAGATCCTGTGATCCAAGATTTCATTCTTCTATCGTCAGCTTCAGAAGCTCTGTATCTAACGTGTAAGAATGGTCTTGCAATGTTTTTACCAAGTGCTTGGTCATAAACAGTTGAAGTTCCAGCAGGAACAATAACACCTTCAATGTCTTTAACTAATCCACGAGTTGTAGAATCGTTTAAGTATTTCCAGTCAGTTTTGTAGAAATCGTAAGAACCTCTTCTGAATCCAGAGAAGCCTAAGTTAAGCGCCATATCTTCAGAGTTGTCAAATACACCGTAAGATGTACCTCCAGTTCCGTAAGAATTTTGAGAAGCTAACATGTTATCGATAGCAAGAGATACTCCTCTGTTAAGGAACATCATGTTTTCTTCGATAGCACCTTGCTTGTCAAGTTCTTGTAAGATAAGGTCAAAATCAGCTAAACCGTCAGCAGCTTCAGATCCACCGAAATCAGCATCAGAGTAAACTAATCCTCTTGACTCGATAGCAGCAAACATACCTTCAGAACCTTTAACAGTAAAACTGTTAGATCCAGCTCCAGGGTCAGCACTGAATGAGTGAGCAGCTTTTTCAGCTTCAATCATAGTCATTTCTAATTGATCCTCAAATCTTAATCTAGCTTCGTGCTCAGATTTTAAGTACCATAAGTATCCAGATGTTCCAACTTCAGTTGTAACTTCAACCCACCCAATTTGAGCAGTGTCAGATCCGTTTACAGAATACTTGTCTCTAATAATGATTGGTGAATTGTTAAAGTATTCGCTTTTAGCGTTTACAGTGTTACCAACATTTATAGATCCTTTTCCGTACTCAGAACCGTATACAAATAAAGAAAGTCCAGTTGTAGCGGCTGTGTTATCAAAACCTCCAGCAGCAGTTCCGTTTAAAGCAGTAGCTTTGTAAGGAACAGCAGTTCTAGTAGTTGTAGAAGGTTTAGCAGTGATATAACATTTAGCAGTTTTACCACCTTTACTTATAACAACAGTGTCTCCAATGTTAACATAAGCAGCATTATCTGCGCTAGAAAATGTAATTTTGTTTAAAGCAGCGTCTCCAGCAGCAGCAATTGAACAGTCGTCAAACGCAATGTGGATTCTTCCTTGCTCAGACCAAACTACTTGATCAGAAGCCATAGGCATTTCAGCCCCTACCATACGTAAGAAACCTCCAATAGTTCTATTTCCATATCTTTCTACTTCTTTTTCATACACTTCTGGTAAGAATTGTTTTGTGAAATTAAAGTCGTTACCTGTAATAGACAGATAATTGCCAGCGAATAAAGATTTGTCTGGTCTTGGTGTTAGGTGCGCTAATGCAGCACCCGTTGAATTAAAAGCCATAGTTTAATTTTTAATGATTATTTTTTAAGTTTAATTTTAAAGTCATTAGAAGATTCACCAGATATAGCTCTTACTTTAAAACCACTAACATCAGCAACTTTTTCGTGAATACCACGAGGTGCCATATCAATGTTTTTAGATTTAGCAATACTATTTTTTATAGCATCAGCCTTACCTTGTTCGTAAAAGTGATTAGCAACCAAGTCAGGATTCATTGCTGTAAACAAAGACTTATGATAACCCTTAGCATCTGACATTTCATTGTTTTCGTTTAAGAACTTCTTAGTGAAATTATTAATGTCGCTTTGAGTATTTTTAATCTTATCAGCATCCTTAACGTTAAACCTATATTTCTTATCACCCACGGAATAATCAAAACCTTTGAAATCTTTGGTGAAAACATTTTCAGTTTTCTTTAAAAATATAGATTGGTGCTTTTCGTTAATCTTTGATTCCTCATTATAACGATTGAAAAAATCAATTGCTTTCTTTTGCTCAGGCGCTAACCTGCTTCCAGCTTTGATCTCTTCGTAATATTTAGACTTTTGCCCGTCTAGGTGGCTTTTAGCATTTGCAACTTGCTCTTTTAATGCTAATTTTTTTCTTCTTATATCTCTTTCCTCATCAACTTCTTCATCATATTTAAAATTGTCTTCCATTAAGAAATCAATTTCATCTCTATTTAAATGAGGTTTTGTTTGTGAGTAGAACTCTCTAAGCAAAGCGTTATCTTCTAACTTAGAATAATCTTGATTTAACTTAACGTAGTCTTCTAAACTACCACCAGTTTCATCAATAAAATCTACTACTTTCTGTATGTTTTCAGGTAAGGGTGTTCCAGATTCTCTAGCTTCTTCAACAGCTTCAGCCACTTCTTCTGTTAACTCTTCTGTTTTTTCAACAACCTCTTCTTCAGTAATCTCCTGTAAAACAGGTTCTTGCTCTTCAACTTGTTGTTCTTCTACAGTTTCTTGTTCTAAGACTGGTTGTTTTATTTCGTTTGTATCACTAGTAGGAGCTTTTTCTTCTACGCTTGATAAATCTAATTTAACAGTACCGTCTTCTAACACTTCGTTTTTTGGAGCAGTTACCTCTGCTTCTACCTTAGTCTCAACTTCTTGTTGATCTACTAAGTCTTGTTCAACGTTTGTTGTTTCTACAACCTCTTCTTGAACATCGTTTTCTTGATTTTCAGCCATAATATAATATTATAAAATTAAAAAATTATCTTGGATCAAAAGAATTCAATCCAAATCCACCACCAAGTATATCATTACTTGAAGACTCAAAGTTTTTAGGTGGTTTTTTGTTATTTCTTTGGTCTATTAGCTCACTTTGTTGTGATGCTTGTATTTTTGTTCGATCGTCTTTACGATCTTCTTTGTATTTGTCCTTACTTTCTATAGACTGTAAGTCCATTTTCTTAAGCTCTTGATTTATTTTAAACTCGTGATTCATGAGTTCTTTTTTAAGCAAAGCTTCTTGTTGTAGCTTTCTAGTTTCAAAATCAGCTTCCATTTTCATTAACTCCATCTTTTGACTAGTAATAGCTTGTTGCTTTTCTATCTCAGCTTGAGCAGCAACTTGTTGAGTCTGCGCATTAGCCTGTGCTTGAGCCTGTATGTTTTGCTGCTGCATTTGCATGTCTTTAACTTGCTTTTTCTTTCTACGTATTTTAAGTAGTTGATTAGCTAGTTTAATGTTTTTAACATCTCTAAGATCAATAGCGTCTTCAAGGTCTATACTTTGTTGTTGTAAGGCCATTTGAATATTGTTCTCCAACATTTGTTTTTCTTCTTCATCAGGCGCTAATTCTATAAATATACCAAAATCATACAAATGTAAGTTGTTCATTTCTTCTAGTGTAGCTACATTGTGTGTACCTATACTTTGTATAAAAGCATTTCTAGTAGGAGAATACTCTAAAACATCAGAAACTCTTAAGCTTATTAACTCAGCAACTTCAGAAGTTAAGAATAAACTACTTTGTAGTATATGTCTAGTAGCTGTATTTGAGTTTGCAGCTGCTATTTTTTGAACACCAACTAAAGCATCTTTTGAAGGTGTAGACGCGTCTGAAGCTTCATTAAGGCCAGTTACGTCACGTATCATTTGAAGATAATAGTTATACGTACCTATTAAGCTTTGCATTTTAGAACCACCAGCTCCACTAGATATTTCTTGAATAGGTACTTTACCTGGGTTCATATCTCCATCGCTAGTCATTGATCTACCAATTATACTACCAGTTTGGAAAAACATGTTTAATGCTTCTTGTGGATTGTAGTTTGTGCCGTTACCTAAATCTATTTCAGCTAAACCGTCAGCATCTAAATATATACCATCTGGTACTAATCTAGACATAACTTGTTGTAGTTTAAGATGTGTTAGTTGAATCATGTCTGCGAAACCAGTTATTCTACTGACTAAAGACTCAATTCTACCTTTATACATTCTAGGCGCAACCATACTGTAGTTCATTTTAACTTTAGTATAATCACTTTTAGGTCTCATCATATTTTTAGCCATTTGCCATTTAAGTAACTTTTTAGTACCTAATATGATAGCTCCTTCGTATAAAACTTCTATAGATCTAGAAACTTTACCATACTTAGCCTCCATAATAGCATCCATTACTGGATTAAATGTATCGTCTTTTACTATTATTTTACTAGCTCCAGTAGCTGTTTCTTTTACTTTATAAACTTCGTTAGCGTATGTTTTATAATTAAAATATAAAACTTGAACTTGATTTTTATCGACTTGATTAGATTCGGTTAAACTTCTATTGTAGAAACCTGAGTTTTGAAAACCTTGGCCTACAATATCCATTAAACTTTTTTCATCTAAATCAGGAAATTCTTTTTTTAATTCATTTACAGTTACGTTTTTAACTTCACCAACATAATATACGTCGTCAAAATAAGGTGAATCAGTATATGAATAAACTAAATTAGCTGGATCAACGTAATCAATTTTAATACCTGAACTTTTACAAAAAGTAGTTTTGCTAGCCCCAATACCAAGTGTTACTAAATCATAATTAACTCTTCTTCTAGTTAAATCATAATTATTACCATTTAAAACAGTGTTTATAGCTTGCTCCTCAGCTAGCTCAACAGCTTGTTTGTAGGTTAATTGCATGTGTAGTTCTAGCTCTTCTATTGAGTCAGGTAGTTCCTCTTTTTTATTTTCTCTAATATCAACACCAAAAGCAGTTGAAGCGAACTCAGCGATATCTTCAGTTTCCATGTCTCTTATTAAAGATTCCATGTACTCTGTTCTTTTACTTATACCGTAAGGATCTTGTGAATAAGCTTTTATATCAAAAACTCTCTCTGATATACCGTTCACTACTATATCTACAAACTTAGGTATAATAGGTACTGGTTTCCAGTCTAAGTTTAAGTAAGATAAATCACCGTTAATAGATAACTCATCTTTATATTTTTGTATTGATTGTTCTCCCCTAGCATACAATCTAAGTTTATGAAACTCTGTTTGATTTCCGTAAAATCTATTAGTACCTGAGTCACGCTTAAACCACTCGCTTTCTATAGCTTTAGCAACCTTAAGACCGTACTCGGTACCCATCTTCTCAGAGTCACTTGCGACTTGACTTGGAAAATAACTTTTTACAACTGACTCAGCCATATTAATTTTCTATTAGTTTTGATCTGTTGCCAGATTGTTTATATCTAGCAAATTTTAAATTTATTTTTTCTTTCTTTATATTGGCATTTGGTTTATATAAATGTCTGTTACAAGCCATTATAGCTAGTCCAGAAGAAATAGAAGCATCAAACTTAGTTCTATTGTTTATATCAAATTTAGCCCAGTCTTCTAAAGTTCTATTAAAATTAACTTTACCATACGTACCGTCTTGTTTTCTACCGACATGATCTTGTATGTACATTTCAATAGCAGCAGCGTGAGACTGCTTAACATCTTCACTTGAGTTTGGTATACCACCTACTTCTTTTTCAGCAACAGATAGTTTGTTCCAGATTTTATCTGGCCTATTCATGCTAAAACCTCTGTATCCTCTTCTTCTTAAGTAGTATAATAATCTAGGTTTGTTATTCTCTGCTAATATTGGCATACCATAAAAAACTAAAGCCATTAACATATCTTCAAAAAATATCTCTGCGGTTGGTGGTCTATCTACGTATTCTAAAAAAAACTGGTTTGGTGGACAATCTTCCATGCTAAACTTTGTTAAGCCGTGTAAAGCTCCTTTAGAACCTACACCATCAACTGTTCCTGATATATCATAACTGTCACAACCAAAAGCACCCATATGCTCGTTACCTGGAAATTTAATACCATTTTTTATTATAACGTTGTTTTGTAGATTAGCTGGTGGTGTCCAACTTACTCTAAATCTACCATTACTATCTGGGTAAAATATAACTTTACCATCTTTAACACCATTCAACCATTGAAAGTTACCTTTAGTAACTGCGTTATCAATATTTAATTCTTCGTTATAATCTATTTGTTCGTATATTTTTGCTAAATTAAATATACTATTTTTAGTTTCATCTCTGAATGCATGTTCTGTTGTGCGGGGAAACTGTCTATAGAACTCATTAAGTGCATCAGGATCGTTCTTAAGACCCTCTACTTCATTGTTCCAATTATCTATTACTCCAGTGTCGATATATTCTCCATAAGGGCCAGAGACTTCTTTATCTGGAGTGTCAAAAACAGGTACTCCATAAGAATCAATGAATCCTTCGTAGTTCCATTCCATAGGAATGAACAAAGAATAGAGTCCTGACTTAGTCTGACCGTTCCTGTTTCTTTGAGTAACATCCGAGTCTTTATATAATCTTTTAAAATTGTCTCCACCTTTATCTAAAGCATTTGAGGTTGAACCCATTATACATTTACCAATAATTCTACTACCTAGCCTTAGTGTTGTTTTCGTAACTCTCCAGTTATTTAATATATTGTTTGGCCTCTCCCATTTACCACTTTCATCATGAACTAATAACTTTAGTTTTTCACCATCATAACTATTGTCACCTGTGTTTTTCCAATCTATAGTAGTATCTAAACCTGTTAATATTTCTTGTGTTTCACTAGCTTTAACTATACTTCTTCTAGTAAGCTTACTAGCTGGAACCCTGTATGCTAATTCTGTTTTTGGACGGTCCATACCGTCTTGTATTGGTTTAAAGAAAAATGGGTAGTTGACGGATAT